CTTAACCTAGTCTTAACCTTTTCTTAACCTGCCCTTAACCTTCGATGCTGATGCGTATCGTGATCGTTTTTCGATCCTGATACGAATCGTGATCGGAGATTGATCCTGATACGAATCCTGATCAATGCCCGATCGTGATACGAAATCGTATTGTGCCCTGATCAGAATTCTGATCATGATCGATTGGTGATCGTGATCGTGATCGTGATCGTGAAGCCCTAGACTGACTTGGTGTCCTTTTTGAGAATGATTCTCAATAACGTGAAGCTCTAGACTGACTTGGTGGCCTAGTACGCTTGAACTATCGCGTTGGCTGATCACACTATGGGATCCCTGTCTGTATCCGTTGATACAGTTTGACTCATAAGGTGAGCCGATGGATTGATAAGCACGGGTGATAGCTGCTGAGAGGCTTCTAGAAGCCTCTAGAAGCCGCCAAACCCTCTCCCGCGTGGTGTCCCCCTTAGAAAGCATTTCGGCAGGTTTCCAGTGTTCGCAAGTGTTCTCGGCGCTTAAAGTTCGCGGTGATACAGAAAACGGATTGCTTGACAGAGTCGCCGCGATCCTGTAGGCGCGGGTGCGGGCGTTTCCTCTCTGGTTTGGCACGATCTGAACCCGTGGCGGCAGCGCCTACCATCGTTCAGACTGCGCGTCAATGCAACGTGGCAGTTCAGTGGCCGGAAATTAAATTGTCTACTCCGGTCGATCGTTGCGGGACTTTGTGGCCTATGCTTTCGATCAAGCGGCGCAGCGATGCGACGCAGTCCTTTCTCTCCTCTCCTCCCATGCCTGCCGTCATCAATTCTCGCGCCAAACTGCCAGCAGATCTGAAGCAGTTCTGCACGATGCATAAGCTGGACTTTAAGTCTCTTCTAGGAGTCAATCCCAAGACTGAGAAGAGCGAAATAGAGACGAGAATTCTTCATCTTTCTCCTGCAGAATCATCCGGCGTCAATGTCTGTCCAGGTGCCCAAAATTGCAAGGCTATCTGTCTACACTTTGCAGGCAATCCGGCCTATATGAACACTAAGCAAGCGGCGAGAATTCGTCGGACGTTGGCATTCTCAGCAGATAATCAGCGGTTTGGATTGTTGTTGATCATGTCAATCCTGCACGCTTGTAACAAGCAAGACGACAGAATCCTAGCAGTGAGACTTAATGGAACCTCCGACATTACGTGGGAGAATGTAGACATTACTATCACTCCAGAATTCTCTACATTCTGCCGCATTAAGTTTGGCGCTTTAGTTCCCATTGGAAAGCGTAACATTTTTGAGATCTTTAATTTTATCCGAAACCATACGGGGCAAGATGTAACTTTCTATGATTACACTAAAGTTAAGCGAAACTGGGCAGAATGTAAGCGCCTGGGTTATCACTTAACCGTTTCATATGATGGTGCCGATAACATCGCAAACTCTAAGATTGTTCGCGATGCATTATCCAACGGCGTCAATGTTGCCGCTGCTTTTAACATTAAGCGCGGCCAATCCCTGCCCAGTTCTTGGATGTTTCAATCCACAATCCGGGAGGTTATTGACGGCGACTTGTCAGATTTCCGTCCTGATGATGGATACAAGGGTGCGATCATCGGCCTACGTTTCAAGCTCCCGCACGGTGTTAAGTGGACGCCAGCACAGCGTGACGCCTTCTGTCTCGGCTGATCGCCAGCCCTCCCAGAATCTCCCACAAGGGCCCTTGAGGGCCCTTTCTTATGGCCCGATCGTGCGGCAGGTTGCAAGCACTCTATAGAGTCTCCTGGCAGTCGCTGACGGATCGCTTGATTGGTTGAGAGACAATCTCCCGCAGACACGCCAAATTTCAGGCCGTTTTCCACAGCCTGTGGAAAAACAATCCACGAAACGGTATCAACCGATACAGACTAGGTTTTAGATTGCTTCTACCATGGAGAGCAGTAACCCGCAAGTTTCAATTTCCTGCGGCGGGGCTACCCAAAATAGAAGCGACGGAATTTTGCATCGAATTTTTCAGCTTTAACAACTGTAGCATGAGGTCGAGAGAGTTGAGGCCAAGTGTTTTGAATTGGAGATAGTCAAAGACTATCGAGATTGGCGATAATCAAAGACTATGGACGAAAGCGAAGCTTTCTGTATTGACTTTAATTTATCTGTCATAGAAAGCCTTGTTTTCGACGACAGTCTTCGATTGTCTATGGAAATGGGAAATAATGTTTCTTTCCATAGTAAGAAGGAGGGCCGTACGAGCAGACCGAGCCCCCAAGGCGAGGATTTGTCAATAGGCCCTTTAGTTTATCTTTTTTTATTGTTTTTCTCTTTTTTTTCGATTCTCCCCGACACAGGCTACACCATCCCGAAGAAACTTAATCAACTGTATTTAAAGGAAGAAGATGAGAAGCGAGAGGAGAGAATTGATTGATGGTTGTTTAGAGAAGCGCCTTGAGTACACCGCCCTTGGGGGGCTTAGTTATCGTAAAGGCGCTTAGCGAAGGTTGATTAATGAATCAATGCTCGCTTAGTCAGGAAGCCTCGCTTGGGGCTCGGCCTGCTCGTACGCTCGCTCTTCTGGAACTGTTCGTTGCAGGGTTGCGAGGCTGAGAACGCTTCTCGTAGGCTATGTTCCTTATTGACACAGTCTCTACTGGTTAAGTCTAGCAGATCTTAATTGGCAAAGCACAGCACTAATTGGCAAACCATGGTACGATGCTTTGACAGTTAAGGCTGTCATGACCATTCAGCACTTGCCAACAGACGTGGCGATATTGCCTTATAAGCTTCAGCGCAAAAGGAAATTGGAATGGTTGATGCTTTGCTCCTGGCAAAATCAAGAGACAAAATATTTTCTCCTTCCATCGTCTTCCCCTCGTTGCTGCCTGGAAAGACTATTGAAAATTCATGATGACAAATTAATTGTGTGGAAAAGCGTTTCGCTGAAGCCTGATATTTCCCCTTCCATTGATTCTTTAAAAATGCTTCCTGCTAAGGATCAGGAAATGGTTAATAGCATGAAGAGACGCTATGCTAAGCGCGTTATATGGAAACAACTAGAAACTAAAAAGGAGTCTGAAGAAGCTATGGGATATAACGACAGCGCAGAATTTATTATCACGCAAATAAGTACATGGAAATGCAGAGTTGCTTCAGAACGCTATGCAAATAAAACCGTAAATTATTTGGAGTCTCAATTAATGCCAGATAAAAAGCATTTTAATAAAATGTCATTAAGACAACGTGATGGCTTTAATATTGATCTTATTGATTTCCAAATAAAAACTGAAGATTTGTCTGAATATCCTAATTGGTAACATTCCCTACATATTTCCTTTTCCATTGCTCTTTACAATTAACGAAACCATGGAGGGACTATGTTTGAAGATTTACCCTGTCCTTTTATGATTGGAAATATTAAGATTTGGCCTGCTCATAGTCGTCCAGGCATGAGATGGTTTATTGCATATGAAAGCAAACCATATTGGTTTAAGGGCTTAAATGAAGCGAAATTGTTTGCTATGGACAAATTATCAATTGAAGATCCAGAAGGGCTCTGTGATTAATGTCAATTTAACCATTTCATTCTTTTTCCATCGTCCCTTTACGCTAGCCTTGTACTGTTGATCGCGCCCCGTGAGACGGGGCTTTTTTGTCTTATGACATTCAAAGAACAAGCAAGGTGCGAACGCATTGCTCGCACTGGTCGCGTGCAAAGTTGGCTGGATGATCCTGAAGGGCGTCTCGCCGTTAGCTGCACTGTATTTGTAGTTGAAGATTCAATGGAAGGAGATGATGGTATTGAGGCTTCATGGCGTTTTGTTTCACATGGTTTAAGGAAGGGTGCTGGTGTTGCAGTGCATTTGTCTAAATTACGGGCCAGGGGAGATGAAAATGGTAAAGGACTTGTAGCGAGTGGGCCTGTAAGTTTTGGGCGTATTTATTCTGTATTAAATGAAACTTTACGTCGTGGTGGTGTTTATAAAAACGGTGCAGTAGTTTTGCATCTTGATTATGACCATCCCGATGCCATTGAATTTCTTAAAGCGACGAGACAAGAATTGCCATGGGTGAAGCGTTGCTTAGACGTTGACGATAAGTTTATTGAGAATAGTTCTCAAGAACTGATTGATGAGCTTTTGAAGGGCATTGCTCGTGGTGATATTTGGTTAAATAAAATTCGCTATAACGAAAAAGGAGAACGCATTTACGGTAATGTTTGCCTTGAAGTTTATCTTCCCCATCGCGGTACTTGTCTTCTTGAGCATGTCAATCTTGGTGCCTGCGATATCTCAGAGTTGCCTGAAGCTTTTGCAGAAGCAATGGAGGAACTTTGTGCATTGCATTCTCGTACTGGAGTGGGTGGTACTGGCGAATATCTTCCTTCTTCTGTGGACAAACAGATTGGATTAGGGCTTTTAGGCTTAGCGAATTTCCTTGCAGCTAATGATGTTTCTTATAAAGAATTTGGTGATGCATTAGAGGCTTGTTGCTTTAAGAAAGAGAGCTTTGAGCAAGACGCTAGTAAGGCTGCATTAATTGTTAAAAAGCTTACTGAAGCTATTGATGGTGCAGCTAAAATTGCTCGTGACAATGAAATGGAACGTGCTTTTGCCATTGCTCCTACAGCATCTTGTTCTTATCGTTATTTAGACAAAAATGGCTTTACAACAGCTCCTGAAATTGCTCCTCCCATTGCTCGTTTTGTGGACCGCGATAGTGGTACATTTGGCGTGGAAAGTTTTGATTATGGCAACGTAGAAACCGCTGCTGATGTTGGTTGGGATGATTATTTGCGGGTGACAAGTGGTATTTTGCGTTTACTTGAACGCACTGGTCTTTTGCATGGTTATTCCTTTAATTCTTGGTCTGATATTGTCACTTATGATCGTGAGTTCTTGAAGGATTGGTTAGAATCAAGTCAAACGAGTCTCTATTATTCGCTGCAAGTTTTACCAGACACGCAGCGAAAGGATGATGCCTACGCGGCATTGGATGACAATTTCAAAGCCATGTTTGGTCTCGATGGAGAGGAATCTTCATCTGAGACTGACGGGGAAGTATCGTCTTGTGATTTAGAGACAGGTTTCTGCGCTAGTTGCGCGGAATAAAGGAGACTCTTCATTTTCTTTCCATTGATCCTCATGACAAACAGCCCCTATCTTTCAATGATTGCCAAGAAGCGATCTTGGCAGGCAGTTCCTGTTGATCAAGGTAAATTGGTCGATGGGAGCGAAGCTACATTGTTTCGTGCTTTAGCATTGCGTCATCTTGAACTTCCTGTGAAGGATTTTCTTGAGCAAGGTTTAGAGCGTGACCTTCCTTCTACTCCTGGTGTTATTGAAGCTCTTCGTCATAATCAAGAAGATGAAGAGCGTCATGATCAGGCTCTGAACTACATCGCTGATGCCCATGGCGTGAACGACAAAGCAGAGAAGGAAGCACAGAACATCCTTAAAGCTTGGCTGGATCATCCAGCTCATCCAATCTTGAAAGCTTCAGTATTGGAGCGTTCATTGTTTTTTGTAATCCTTCCGTTTTTTAGATTTAATGGCGACGTGGGTATTCGTACGGTCAGCGCGGACATTAGTCGTGATGAAATTACTCACGTCGGAGTCCATTCGCTGGTCGCGAGGGAGCTTAATGAAAATGCAGGAAACTCTTTAGACAAGCTTCGTCGTGCTACTGCATTATGGATTTTCGATGAACTTGGCACTAGCACGAACAAATGGTTAGATAAGGATTTTTGGTTGAGGCAGTCTGACAATTTGTTTAAGCGTGGCAAGGCTGAGGAGCTTTCTGAAACCTCCAGGAGTCGTCAACCAGCGTTCTTTGAAGCGCCTAATACGTCCCTTCCATCGTACGGAAAAGCTTAGAATAGCTATTCCACGCTCTGTGGAGACGGTTACGGAATACGAGGCCCGGAAGGGCCTTTTTCTTTATCCGCTGACAATTCCTTGTTCTCTTAAGCATTTGTGCTTACATTAAAAAAGCAAGGGCATAAGCCCTTGCTCACAGAGTACGATACGAGGCGGGGGTGGTGCCCCGCCTTTTATTTTGCCTCAAGCTTTAGTGTAAGACACTCCACGATAAGAGAGGTGTGCAAGTTGCGCTTGATGCAGGCGAGCGGCTTTTTCAAGCTTCGCCTTGATGATGGCAAGAAAGTTCATGATGGACTCCATGAGCCAGGCCCCGTTGCATGCCTGGTGATCATGCATCCCTGATCGCTCAGGGACCAACGTACTTTTATCTTAACAATGCCTCCGGCGGGATTCGGTTGGATAAAATGCGGCGAGGCGGATTCGAACCGCCGACTGCTCGATTTTAAGTCGAGAACCTCATTCCGCTGGGTCACCGCCGCATTGCGATTCATTATAACGTGGGTTAGGTGTTCCACCCCTGAATGTTTTGTTTAGTCTCTGCCCATAACGACCAGCACAAGTCCTAGAGCAAAACGGACCAGCTTTTTTCTGCTTTTCTTGATTGCTTCTGACTTGCTTCATTAAAATATAGAAAGACTTATTGCATTCCGGGCAAACACAATAAACTTGCTCTCGCGGCCTAAGAGCCATTGCCTTCGCTGCATTATCGCCCCTAGACAAAACTTGCAAATTGTCAAGTGAATTATTGGTAAAATCTCCGTCAATGTGATCACACGTTTCGTGGTCTAAAAGCTTGCGTCCAATTTTTTGCTCAAGCAAGTATTTGGGGGTAGCTCATCGTGGTTTTCTTTCCATCGCTTACTAAAACAAGGTGCTGCCTGCCATCTTTTCGAGTGTAGGGCCCGTAAATTTTCATTTTTCCGCTAATTGAACTAAATGTGAAAATTTGTCAATGGAGTTGTCCCGCATCAGGGACTCAGCAGGTGCGGCCTGTGCTCCATTGCTTCATCGTAAGTGCCTTCAACTTCACTTACGAAATGTGATTCAAAGCTTCCACTCTTTGAATCGTTTCACCATTGGCCAATGGGCTCCTGCAGGAAGCTCGTAAATCTTAGCAGAACTCAGTCCAATACACGGCTGCTCCAGCCAGAAAAAGCTGTTGATTTCTAAATCTCGCCTCCTTCCATCGCACCCTTTCTTCGTAATGGCGCCCATTGAGGCTGTAAAGCAGCTTCACCATGGCTCAAACCTCATACATGCGGCATTCAACGCAGAACGGGTCGTACTGGCAAAATTTCTCCCAGAATCGATCCTTGGTGTCTCCTGTGATGGCATAGTATTTTGCGACGGCTCGTTTGTAATCTTCAAACGCTTCGTCAAGCTCTTTACATTCTCTTCCCAATAGCTCTTCGACTTCTTGCATCACATACGCAGCTTCAATGGCATCATCAAAAGCCCTTTCAGCTTCAGCAGAAAAAGACATGACAATGGAAGAGGGAGGTTTATCTTAGTTTAACCTCCAAGGTTTTCCATTGCTTTTGCAATTTTACGGGCTTCTTGTAATTTAGGCAACAATCTAGGCTTATAGGCATGCTCTGCTGCTAGTAATTGCAAGGCAGTTTGGCGATCTGCAGTTAGCAAAGCGACCAGAAAAACCACTTCGTTTCCGCTAAGTTCTACAGTTAACATTGTCCTGAAATGAAAATAAACTTTCTATATGCTATTCGCGATTAGCGAATAAGACTATTGAGCCAATCGACATCATTATCTTTTGATGCTTCAAGAATAGCACCAGCTAGAGCAAATGCGTAGTCGTCAATTCCAGTTTCTTTACCACCTGTCACTGACCATTGTCCACTTTGTCTATAAATGACACTAAGGTTTTTAAGTTGAAACACTGCTTTTTTGTGATTGTACATTTCAATTAACCCTCCATTGAAAAGCTCTTTCATCTTGCTGAATGCCTTCATCTTGGTACTAACAGACCATGCAAGTTCACAAACAGGAAAGTCTTTTGACAAGCTTTGAATTGTCGCTGAACTATTGAACTGGTCAAGAACGATGGATTGAAATTCATAAACACGATGATGCTCTTTAATCCAATCCTCCACTTTTGCAATATTCACTTCTTTTTTACCGGCAATTTCAAAATCAGGTTCAAACGCATGAAACTTATCTACGATTAGACGTTCGCCTTCGTAATGCACAATGCAAGCGGTGTAATCATCTCGACCAACACCACCACGAGCAGGGTCAAGTGCAAGGATGTAAGTGCCCATGTATTCTTTCATTGGCAACATTACGTTTCTATCTTTATTGACTGATGCCTCTACAATTTCTGGCGCAAGAAGAGCTGATTGACTTTTAGCAAATTGCGCTCCAAATTCCACCCAAAAGCTTTCTTCGTCTTTTTTGCGGGCGTTTTCTAGGAAATCACATCCCCAGGGTAAGTTTACATTGATGTCCCATGTTGGAATTTGCAATGCTTGCATTCCGGGAAACTCTTCACTTTCCGCTTGTTTGAAATGTTGATAGAACAGACCGTCTGTTAGCCAAGGAGATGAAAGTTCAATTATTTTTCCATGGTGACCAAACTGAGCAATGGAAGGAGAAAGAGCGTTGTACATTGCTTCTGCACCTCTATTTGCATCGCCTTCAATTGAGAAGGCAAGCTCATCTTGAATAATGGCAACAACTGCCTTACCACGAGAAGCACGAGCCGATGCTGGAATTGCTTGGAACACGCAGCCGTTACTGATTTCAATTTCAAATGCAGTTTCTCTAATAACTTCTTGTTCAAACGGGCTATTAACGACTAACTGTCTGATGTTTTCAAGAGCAATTTTTGCTTGTCCTAGGTCATTAGCGACAGTGATGATGTACCACTTTTCTCCTTTTCTAACTTTACGTTGAAAGAAATCTGCTTGTACAAAGCACATGTAAGTTGCAGCAACTGCGGCCATGAAAGTTTTGCCGGAGCGTCTTCCCATGGCCCAGATGGCATGATTTATTTTCTTTTCAAAAAGGTTATTAAGGACTTTCTCTTGTTTTGGCCATAATTCTACGCCTAGGGCATGTTTTGCAAATTGCGAACATCTAAGAGCCATGATCTAAAGTTTCTAAAGGGCGCAGGATTTCTTTGGGAACAAAGTAAGCTGGCCTACCTCGTGCAGGGTCTGCCCAGTATTTTTCTTCCATTGCATCTTTTCCATAGCACCAGCCATGGATAAGAGTGCGTTTGTTTTCAATGGTAACGAGAATAAATCGCTTTTCGGGGTCTTCATTTTTTTGTACGATTAAATCGTACTTATGCTTGCTTCTAGTTTTAACATCGATTTTGCCTGGCAAGTCACAACTGCCTCGTTTTGCTTCTGTTTCTTGGTACAGAAATTTCTTCATGCCGAGGTAAGAAGCTACGGCCATTTCACCGGCAGCGCCAAGGATGTGAATTTCCAATGCCTTGTTGCCCTTGAACGCTCCTCGGTTACGACCTCGCAAGCCTTTTGCTTCGTTTACTGATTGCCTTCTCATGGCTTCTTCTGTTGCTTGCAGCCTTTCTTCTTCGGAAAAGGCGAAATCAATGGGCATAATCAAAAGAACAACACTCGCATCATAGCCATTGATAGAATAAAAGCAAGTTTAGAATTAGCTGAAATGGCCGAAGAATCAATTGAATTGGGTCATGTCGTTGACAATGGTGTGCGTAATGATGGGCTTACCAATGTCTTCACAGGCATGGGAATTAGCGGAAGAGACAAAACTTTATCCACTAACACGAAGCCTATTGTCTTTTTAACGCAAGAAGAGCTTGAAGGTCTTTACGGTGAATGGCTGCCTCGTCGTATTATTGATATTTATGCAGAACAAGCCACAAGGCGTGGATTTAAGGTGTTGTTTGGGGGCGAGGGTGCGGCTGCAGAGGAAGTTGCTGGTATTGAGCAAGTAATTGAAGATCTTTATATTCTTGAAAACTTAATGCTTGCCTCTAAAAATTCAAGACTGTATGGGGGCGCTGTTATTTTACTGTACATCAATGATGGGCGTAGAGCAGATCAACCAGTTGATAAGGCAAATATTCGATCCATTGAAGGAATGGAAGTATTAGATAGGTGGCAAATTGCTCCTGTTATTAATGAGGAAAATTTATACGACTATTCCAAGGCGACTTATTATCAAATTATCTCTGGTGATTTAATTAACAAGCCTCAACTTGTTCGTATTCATAAAGACAGAATTTTACGGTTTGATGGTGACTGGCTTCCGTATCGCATTAGGCAGCGTAACTATGGATGGGGAATGAGTAGTCTTCAAACTGTTTATGAGAGTTTCAAGCATTACTGGACTGGCTTGCATTCCACTGCAACTTTAATGAGTGAATTTGATATTTTTGTTCATAAAATCAAGGGCTTGTCACAAATGCTTGCTGCAGGTAAGGAAGGGGATGTCAGGAATCGCTTGATCTTGAATGATATGAGCAAGAGTGTTTATCGTGGCTATGCGATTGATGCTGACAAGGAAGAGCTTGAATTTCTTGGTCGTAATTTCAATGGTATTAGTGATGTATTGGAGAAGCTTCGTATTGATATTATTGGAGCGTCAAAAATTCCTCATACGGTGTTATTCGGTGAAAGTCCTGGAGGACTTGGTTCTACTGGTCGAAGTGAAGAGCGTGATTTCGCGAAAACTTTAGCTGATTACCAACAAGCTTCATTTCGCCGTCCATTGAAGAAACTAATCGAATACATCATGCTTAGTAATGATGGTCCAACGAAAGGGCGAGTGCCAGATTCATGGCGAGTGCATTTCAATGATCTATTTGAATTGAATGAACGCGAAAAAGCTGATGTAAGGGCTCGTGTGGCGGCTGTAGACGGTCGTTACATTCAGTTAGGTGTGTTGAGTCCTAAGGAAGTGGCAGACGCCCGTTACGGCGGTTCTGAGTGGTCAATGGAACTCACTCTCGATCCATCGGTTCCTCGTGAATTGCCCATGCAAGGAGATCAAAAAAACTTTGCTGTGCCTCCTGGCGGTCGAGATCCATTAAATGAAGAAAACGGCACTCTTCCAATGGATGGAACCAGGGAAGTTGCTGATGCGGAAGCTGGTTTGTTCCTTGAACGTGACCTTGAAGCAAAACGCGGTGATGTTGTCTTTACTGATAAAGAGCTTCATCGTCGTGCTGTTAGTGCTGCTAAAAGCAAATTCAAAGTTTGGCCTTCTGCTTATGCGAGTGGTTATGTGGTGCAGCAATACAAGAGCGCATACAAGAAAAAGCATGGCTCTTTATCTGGTGCATTTAAAAATGATGAAGGAGAGATTCATGCCGATGATCTGGACAAATGGTTCAAAGAAAAATGGGTGAGGATTGGAGCTAATGGAGAAATCCTTGGCCCTTGCGGAGCCCGTGGAGAGAAAGAAGGAAAGCCCAAGTGTCTTCCTGAACAAAAAGCGAAGGCCATGAGCAAAGAACAAAGGCAAACAATTGTGGCCCGTAAAAGGCGCAAAGATCCTGACGCTGAA